ATGAAAATAATAATCAGTGGAGTGAAGCAACCAATTAAAATTACTGAAGTCATTACAGTTCTTTCGTTATAAAATTATCTATATCAGTATTCTTCCAAATAAGTTGATGTGCTAACTTATCTCTCAATTCATTAATTCTTTCCTCATCATAAGAATCAAAGTTCCCTCTCTTATCAACTTTCTTATAATAATGAAGAGCATTCAGTATTATAGTATAATCTTCTAATGACAACTCAAAGTTCATACAAACATTCCCTGTTCATTCATATACTGAAGTGCCTCCTTCATACTACCAATATGATGATATCCGATTGCGACTTGAGGATATGTTGCATTTGATCCAAACTCTGCCTCAAATGCCTTATCATCAAAGTCAATACCTAAAACATATTCATGAAAGTCATCACCAAGAGATTTAAGAAGAGATATCATTCTCTCACACTCTTGACTTCCGTTGCTGTAAATTACTGCTTGCATTTTACTCCTTTGATTTAATTATTGGAATTGACCTCGACCTGCTTCTTAAGTAATTTAACGGCCTTCTTAAGTTCTTTTCTTGATCTGATTTTACTAAACTCCCACTCAACAATGTCCATTGCCTCACAAATTAAATCGTTCATGTTCTTTTTAGTATTCATGTTGCCTCCTTTTTTTTGCAAATATTTCATAATAAGCAGAGATCACATAATCATCCCATGGATCAGGTAAACTACCTCCTCTACCTAAACGAGTTTCCATTCTAGATAATTTATCAATAGGTAATTCCATAACATCAGGATCATTGAGAATTTCTGACAATTTAGATTTCTCATTATGATTGCTGAAATTACGAAGAGGATACCTGTTAGGTAAATTACGAGTAGTTCTAGTCATGTTGCCTCCTTTTAATCATTCCAAAAACTAATCCCTCTGGCGCCAGTCTGATGGTTTATCTTGTTGAAACCAATCTACAATCTCATCAGCACTATTAAATCCTGTCATATGGTTGGATGGATCGGGATCACCTAACCCCATATTGTTTAAGAAGTCATCCATACTACCTTCCTCAATATCTTGAGAAGACTGTCTTCGTGCTTTCTTTAACATTTCATGAGCAGAAGTATTTGCTTTCGCAAGTTTTTGTGCCCATACCATCTCCGAAAGTTTCACCTCTTCGTTATTTGCAATACATTTACAAATAAATTCTAACCGAAGACGGTATTGTGTTGAGAGCATATTATTCTTTTGCCTCTAGATGTTTATTTATTTTTGCTCGCAATTCCTTCGCAAGCTTGAGATTTTTACGGTACATCATATATTTTACCACAGGATTGGCAGGATTATGCCTTAACCACCATATCTTATGACTTATTTGTGCTTTTACTAACTTTAGAACATAATCAAATGCTCTTGCGACATTTGGATCAGTGACTATCACATATAAAATAACTCCAAATACCAAAAAAAGCACGTATTGTGCTGTCATTGGTGAAACTCCTGATTTCTACGATTATCAAGATACTCTAAAATTTCTGCTCTCCATTCCATCAACTCAAAGAAACATTCTTGATTGTGAGCACATTTTCTAAGTTCAGAATCAGGTTTTAATACACTTTCGTAAAAAAGTCCAAGTGCATCTTTGCGTTTTTGTTGTTGGTCAGTCATAGAAATTTTTCAAGAGAGGAGGTTGCTTTCTTTTTAATTTTAGAATACTTTTTGATATAATCAAGTGCTTGTTTATACGTTTTTACACTATGCACTTGACTACCATTATGTATAATACAGAACCCTTTCTTCTTTCCTGCTAATGGTATAGCAGCCCACATTCCATCTTTAGATACAAAACCGTCAGGGTCTCCTGATTTTGGGTTCAGGAGACTCTGATTATGAACATGTGGTTTGAGAAACTTAGACATTAAAAAAATGATGCATTAACACTCACAACAGTAGCATTCGGATTACGTGCCAATGCTACTTCTTTTGCTTCCTGGTAGTCACGGGCATGAACAGTCTCATAGAAGACTTTACCAGCAACATAGAGTTCGACTTTGCATTTCATGATGGTGTTCCCTTGATTACCTTTGTATTATAGCAGAATGGAGCAGGGTTTCTACTCCTGGTGGACAGTTCAGCAAATGGTAGAAAGAGTCCACAAAGATTCACGAAGATCATTGGGAATATCAGTCCGTGAGGGATTAACCATGTGTGCAGGAATGTTTTCTTTTTTTGCAAAAAAACTCACATGGTTAACTACACATTTAGGATGATCTTGCCAATTTTCCCAAATCTCAGTAGGATTGATTTGGATCTGTTTTCCTGTTGCTACACCATATGCAATGTCATAGTTACCATCTTTGCGTTTATCCGCAAGAATGACACGTTGACCTTTATTAAAAATTTGTCCGGTAGTTCCCTTACAAACTGCACTGTATTCAATAGATTTGTTGAGATTTTCTCCACCCGAAGTGTAAATAGCAGTTCGCATGGTGGGTGTGAGGTATTTTGGAAGATTCATTTGGATAATAATCTTTGATTACCTTTGTATTATAGGGCAGAGTGGGGCAGAGTGGAGGGGCAGAGTGCCAGTTTAGTGAGTGGTCAGTTCTCATGGGAATTCCCATAAATCAATCCACCAACACCAATTCCAAGCTGGATGATTTTTACATTCTTCAAGAGACATATTATCAATACTTTCCACAAGACTATAATACGATGGTGGATTTTTATCTGGATCAGAAAAATATCTATAAGCAGCACTACCACGAGGGGGTAATTCTTTTTTTAATCGTTCTTTCACAAACATCATTTTTTGAGCATTCTGATATCTTTCTGTTGCTTTTTCAAATGGTGATAGTTTTTTCATAATAACCTCAACGACGGATAACGGAAATGGCAGGTTGACCCTGCTTAAACACGGTGTCTACGACTGCCTGAACGGACTTAGCAGTGCTGATGCCCACTTTATCATAGACTGGAACACAGACCAGTCCAAAGGTCTTCTGAGACCCTCCCAGACGGATCACACGACCGATTGACTGACTGATGCCGATATAATCCATGTTTCTCATGAACAATACTGCCTCAAGTCCACTGACGTTGATACCTTCAGACAAAATAGAGTGATGAAGAACAACAAACTTTTTGTTAGGATCTTTACCCCATGCATTCAGAGTATCAAAGAATACCTCACGATTGACTTTCTGTCCATCAATAATAGCACCAGTCTTGGATGTAATATACAAACAAGAATAACCACGTTCTGCCAGTTGATTACGAAAGTCAGATTGACTCAGAAGTTTGATAATCTGTTTGGTAGAACGTGCGGCAATCAGGATTTTATCCAGTGAGTTCTCATCAATTGTCTCAATCAAATTCTCACAATCACGGTCGGCAATCATCTGCTTATCCTGAACCATATCCAGTTGCTTTACAACAACTTTAGGAGGAAGAATATATCCTTGCTCTACTAATGTAGGAGCAGGAACATTACAGATGACTTTACCGTAGACCTCATAATCATTCATCCCTGCCTTGTAAATAGAGAGAGAATTCTTAGGAGTAGCAGTGAAGAAATAACACCGATCAGCATCAGCAGAAAAGTGCTCCGTAGCAGGGAAAAAGTTACGTTGGACTGAGTTATGCGCTTCATCAAAGTAAATCGTATTGACTTCGATATCTGCTTCTACAAGACGATGTAGAGAGTGATATGTGGTAAAGATTACTACATTCTCACCAGCAGTTCTAGCAGTATTTACAAAAAGATTAATCTTTTCTGCTTTTGTTGTGGAGAAGTGTGAAGTCTCACCACTATGAACATGAATAATATGTGTATGAGTTGTATCGATGACTTCCAGAAACTCACTACAAAGTTGTTCTGCAAGCAGAATACGAGGTGCAACAATAACCGTAGTGTTGCCACTACTGATGTTCTCAATAGAGGATTGAGTGTCAGTAATCATACATAAGGTCTTACCACCACCAGTCGGTACAATAATCTGACCCTTTTGATGAACCAGCATGGCATCAACGGCATCTTGCTGATGGGGTCGCAGAGTGATTGTCAAAGGTCTCCCTCGATTACCTTCTTATTATAGCAGAAAACCGTCCCCAGTGCGACCTGGTGGACGGTTCTTAATGTGTCTTATAGATTCCTCTTCAACCCTAACAAAGGTAGTCTACAGGGTTTTCAGAGTCTTGTCAAGTCCTTATACTTGAAGTATCATTACAGTATAGTTTTGTGTAGATGCATCAGAGGGACTAAATGAAACTCTAAATCCACTCGTATTCTTCTGTGATTCTGGAACTGTATATGATTCTGTAGTACTACCAGATGAAACCATTACAGTATAATTTGCAGATTGTAATGCAGAACTAAAAGTAAAGTTCGCATCATTTACACTATTTGATAATTCGATATTATATCCATCAGTACCAACCAAAGATCCACTATTAATAGTTGCGAAAGCAACAACAGGACTCAAGTTTCTGAATGAATCTGTTCCATGTCCAACCTGAATTGTATCTCTTGTAGAGTTATATAATAATGCACCTCCAGGAACACCAGATGGAGTAACTTTACGTGCTGCTGTATATCCAGTTCCTGTAGGAGTATTCCATAAATTAGCAACAATAGTTACATCAGTTTGACTTAGTGATGGTAGAATAACATATGAGTTCATTGTAGTTGAACCCACACCAATATCGACCAGACTTCGTGAATAATAAGTATTAATTCCAACCTTAGATAAGTATCTATTTTCACCTGGTAAGAAACTTGATGGAATTAAGAGACCATTTGTCGTTCCAAATCCTACGGTTGCCACTCCAACAGAAGGAACAAGCATAAGATTATTAGCGATAAATGATGCACCACCACAGTTTGCTTGGAAATCTCCATAACTTACGTAAGGAACGACAGCACCATAATCAATTGGACTACTTGGAATAATTCTATCATCTGTATATGCTGATCCATCTGCTTTATCGGTAATTATAACTTTTCCTGCTGTATAAAATCCATTATCGGCCCACATAGAACCAGTTGCCTGCATTATCAGGTTTTCTGGTCCAGTTTTAAACTCAGAATCATTTGTGGTTCCAATACCAACTTTGGGTCCAAAAATATAGGCACTAGAGTTGAACACAGCATCTTGACTTACTGTAAGTTCATTACTTACAGTAAAGTCTGCGAATGTGCTGATCCCACTGGTAATATTGAAATTTTGATTACTTGGAAATGGTAAAGCACTTCCATCACCTAAAGTGACTGAGTTTCCAGCAGTTCCGGTAACAGTTAAAATCCCAGCAATTACCGCATTATTGGTGACAGATATATCACCTCCGACTTCTAAAGCCTTTTCTAAGGTGTCATTACCTTTATTAATACCTACCTTTCCATCATAAGTAACTTCAAACTTTGTTGAATTGTTATAGTTGACATTGAAACTTTCTGTTGTGCCTGTACCAGTCCCTTCATGAAGATTGACACTGACTCCACCAACATCATAATTATTGATATCTAATCTACCTGTTAATGGACTATAGAGTAATTGAGCACTACTATTTCCAGCACTAACAGATTCACCAATACTTACAGATGAATTTGTCGAACTTGTAATAACAAGACTTGCGTCGGATGATTTATCAATTCTCAAATCATTAAAAGTACCAATACCAACATCAGCATTCGTGATACTTGCTACACCGACTTCAAGTTCATTAAAAGTAGAAATTCCACTAGTAACATTAACATTACCAGTTACATCACCAATCAAGTCTCCATCAAATGTTGTTGCCGTTATGATACCGGCAGACATCGTAATTGCTGTTCCAACTTTAAGTTCGGTAAAAGTAGAAACACCAGAAGAAGCATTAATATTACCAGTTACATTACCAATCAAGTCTCCATCAAATGTTGTTGCCGTTATGATACCGGCAGACATTGTAATTGCTGTTCCAACTTCAAGTTCAGTAAAAGTGGAAATTCCACTATTTACATTACCAGTTACATCACCAGAAAAAGTAGTTGCTGTTATAATTCCAGTAACATTTACATCACCAAAAACTTCTAATGCACTATCAGATGCACCAGGACTTGTTGTAGTATTAATACCAATCTTTGAGGTTGTATGAAGACCTATTCCACCATTATCAGTAATAAATGTAGTTCTCGCATACCCAATTAAATTATCAACAGTCTCACTATTTCCAATCTTGATTTGAGATACTGTAAGAATACCAATATATGAAGTAGTCGCAGTTATAAATCCAACAGTAGTTATACCAGATATCTCAGCATTTTGAGTTACATTTAAATCTTGCGTATTTGTAAGACCAGTTGATTTTACGTCTCCACGAACATCTAACTTATATCCGGCAGTAGGAACTGAAGTTCCGATACCCACAAGGCCATTTGCATTTACAACAAAGTTATCATTATCAACTTGTACTCCACTTCTAAAATTAAATGACTTCCTAATATTTGCCATTATTATAAACTTTAGAGTTATTTATCTTCCAATCTCTGTTCAAGTTTTTCAACTTTATCAGAGAGTTCTTTAATTGCCTCTACAAGAAGAGGAATAACTTTATGGTAGTCAACTGCAAGATATCCATTATCTCGTGTTGTAACTAATCCTGGAAGTCCCAGAGACTCAATTTCTTGTGCAACCAATCCAGTATCACTTCCTTCTTTATTAGACTTATCATTCCAATCAAATGTATTGCCACTGATTGAAATGACTTTCTCAAGAGGATTATCAATTAAATTAATATTGTCCTTCAGTCTCTCGTCAGAAGAATAGAATGCTGTGATGTCATCAGAGACTCGAAGTTCACCTGAAATAGAACAACCTGTTGAAATTGTTCTCAGCTTCTCTCCAGTATTACCATGATAAAGTTCGACTCCACTGTTATCACCTGAATATATTTTTAGTTTTGGATTCCAATATGCATCAAAGAATTGGAAGGCACCCTGACCAGTGCCAGCATTTGATTTGAATACTATTGGACCATCACCAGCATCTTCAATTATACTTGCAGATCCTGTTGTAATTGTGTCTCCGTACCTATCTAATTGAGCAGAGAAATCTGCTCGGTGAGAAATTTGCAAATCATTATCATTACCAAAGTTCAATTTCTTATCATCAGGGAAGAACATACTTCCACCAATATTTACATTCTTCCCAATACCAATACCACCAGTAACTACAAGTGCTCCAGAAGTGGTTCCTGTAGAATCAGTTTGATTAGCAATTTTTACTTGTCCATTTGCTTTTATTGTTACATCCTCATCAAAGGTAACAGGACCATTAAACTGTGAAAGAACTTGTCCAGAATCTCCACCTTCTACAACTAATCTTTCTTTAATTGTAACTTCATCAAATACTGCACTTAATCTTGATGGGTCTTCACCAGTCACAGTTGGGACTGGAATATCAAAATTAGTTTCTTCACCAGTTGCAGATGATTTCTTCTGGTTTCCAATATAGAAATCACCTTTGTTATTCATACCAGTATAAACAACAATTCCAGAAGACCTTTCCTGTGCCTGTGACAAGAACTCTTCCCTTTCTGTGAGTGTTCTGTCCTGAACTTGCGGAAGACCCGTAGAATAGTTTCCAGGACCATATCCAAGATACTCAAATGTATGACCAGAAGCACGAATAATTGATGGTCTATGGAACTCAATTGAAGGAACTTTAATCTTTCTAATTGTTGAGTTCTCGACATGTGTTGCGGGTGAAGTAGCCAGTGCTCCACGAATAACTGTAATTTCAGTTCCACTCAGAGAATCACTCGCAATTCTCATAATTTCATTATCAATCTGAATGTAAGAACCTAATGGGAACCTTGTCATAGTTCCGGCAATACCAGGACTACTTACAGAGAATGATGTTGTTGTTGAACTAGCATCGATGCCACCAGATTCAGAAAGAGTTAATGTTTCTCCATCAAAAACAGTAATTGCTCTTGACTGAAGATTTTCACTTGACCTATCAGAAACACCTGCATTTGATGATAGTCCGTGCTTTAGGATAAATCCTGATGCAGTTCCAATACCACCAGTGACTTCAAATTCATTAGGAAGTGTAGAAACACCGACAATATAATCTCCAAAATTATTAGTGTTAATACCGATTACTCTAAACTTATTACCAGGTGCTAGTCCATGTCCAGTGGCAGTAATTGTATTTCCAACACCAGTAAATGCAACAGAAGGTGCCGTTATGAATGCATAATTATCTGAAGTGATTACCGGATCACCAGTTGTTCTTGCAATCGAAATACTATTTCTACCAGTGACACCAGTAATACGATGATAAGTATCAGTTCCTGTTCCAACACCAGTAAACTGAACTACATCTCCAATATGAGATGAAATACCAGCAGAAGTGACTGTAAATTCATTACCAGATCCTGCTCCAATTACACGAGTATCCAAATAATATGTTGCTGCAGAATAATTAGAACCACCGTTCATAATTTCTACGGAACTTATACTTTGTCCAGGTGCAACAACAACTTTTGCGGTTGCACCCTGCCAAGCACTATCAAAAGCATTTCCACTATTAATTGGATCTTGTATTGTGGAAATTTTTACATTATAATAAGTTCCTGTACTAAACCCTGAAGTTGCACCAAGACTTCCAGTTACAATACTATTAAAGTTATGATTTCTATCGAAAGTGATAGTTGGTGTTGTTGATGTTGGGTTTGAGACGGATGTTATATCAAGACCAATACCAAGTGATGTTAGTAATAAGTCGGCACTCTCTCTGGTAATACTTTTCTTAAGGTCATCTGTCTGAACTTCTCCGATTGGGGACCTTAAGGCATAAGTTTTTGCAGAATTTGGGTCGTCGTTAGGATTATCTCTATCAAGTTGTGGATATAAATCAGTTACATTCTGACTATACTCAAGATTTGTAAATTCATTCTGAATTGCATTATTAGAATTCAGTGTATAAATGTGATATACACCATTTGAATCTCCATCACTATATTCAGAGATTATCTCGTTCCTATAAACATAAAGATTTGACTGTAGGTCAGTTCTCTCAAATCTTGGAAGTGATGTTGTTCTTTCATTTACATTATTTGTAAATGTTCCTGGAGTTAATGTTGTTGTATACTTAAAGGTTAGGTCATCAGTAATTTCACTTACACTATAAGTTCCATTATATCCTTTATCAATTAATCCAGTCGTGTTTGTAGAATCAGTTACATTCTTAATAGTGACTGAATCTTCAACTTTTAAATTGTGGGGTAATTCTGAGACAACAGTTACAGTGTTTGAAACTCTAGAACAAGTTTTAATAAAACTTGGATTGCGATTCCAATCATAATTAGTGGAATCGATAGTAGATCTATTCGTATCAGCAGTTCCTACATATCCAGTTGTGCTAGATTCTTGAAGAACAAATCCTGCTTCTGGAGTCTTTGCATTTGTAAGTTGACTTGGAACTACAACTCTAACTTTATAAATCTTCTCATCTAAACTTCTAGTATCTGCAATTCTCTTGATGATGGTTGGTTCTGATGCACCAGATAGAGGATTTATGACCGATGTGATAATACCGGCATTAGTTACATTAATATACCACTGACCATCCCACTGAACTGGATGTCCGGCATCACCAGATTGTTTATCAGAAACTCTCGTAATAATTTTTAGATTTGTTCCACCATATACTGTAATTGGTTGATCGGCATCTGCTTCTGCTTTTGATGCGGCAAGTTTAACAGTCGTATTATCTGGTGCAATTGCATAATAAACTGTGTTAGTTTTTAAATTTTCTGGTAGATCTCCATCATCACTAATAATGATAACCTTTTCACCTGTTGATAAATTATGAGTTCCACTAGACAATGTAAATACATTTGTGGAAGGAGATCCAACAGAATATTCCTCAAAAGATGAGGCACCACTTGGCATCACAATATCGGCAGAATCAGTACCAAGATAAAGTTTATCATTTACTTTTGCACCAACACGATAACCTTGTGTAAGAATTGGTGGTTTTATATTCTCATCATTAAATCCAAAGAGGTATAATTTAGTTGAAGTATTTGTTGCGTCCTGATCAAGAGTCAACCAATCAACATCTTCTTCAGTAGAATCAATTGCTCTTGGTGGAATAATATGAGTTAAGAATGCTTTGTTATCCTTCTCAAATGCTTCTTTCTTAAATCCTTCAGAGATTAGTGATAATTGACCAAAGTTGGAGTTTGAGTTGGTTACAGAGGCATCTCCTCCACTCTGTGCCTCAAAGTGCTTATTATATCCAATCGCAAACACAGAAACAACTTGAACAATTGCATCATTCGTAATCTTAATATGAGATTGTTCCCATCCTTTTCTATAAATTGCCTCAGAATCTAAATGATATACAGTTCCGGACGATGAAGATTGTGAAGATAGATCTGAACCAGTTTGTGTTGTTCCTGCAGAGTAAAATGTATTTTCATATTGTCTGGATGATGGAATATATTTTACAAATGCTCTATCATCTTTTTGAAGGCTGACGCCAGTAAATTGAGCCACAACCATACTACGGAATCCAGTTGCTTTAGATCCGTCAGTTAGCATTCCATTCATACCCCATACAGAACGCATGGAGATATTAAAGATATAAGGAGAAGCTCCAGAAACTGTATCAGTTTCGATTGTAACTGTTGCTGGTGGATTACTATCAACAATACCTGTAGGACTAATAAGTGCCGGATCTGATGATATAGTATAGAAAAAGATATTATCACTAATATTATCAACATCAGTAACTCTGGTTGAAATATTATACTGAGCACTATTAGGACCTGCTACTCCATCAATATTAATTGGTGTTCCTACATCCAATCCATGAGGACCTTGTGTTGTAACAGTAATTGTTGTTGTTGGTGTTGCACCATCACCTGATATAATTGATGTGATTGTAATAGGATCTGCTGCAAATGCACCAACAATCTCAAACTCTGGTCTTACTGAAGTAAATCCTTTTTTATTTACATTAAATTTATCTAAAGGATCAACTTCCCGACCTGATCCAGTACCATATGCTTCTGATAGTTTTGCATAATACATTGCAAGGTCTGTTACACCTTGACCACTAACTTCATTTACACCATCGGCATATTCAAATACCGTAAGTTTATGGTGCGAAAATGTTGGAGTTGATTTAAGTTCAAAATTATCTGGTTGTGTATAAACAGTTCCAAATTCATCTCCATCAAAAATAGAGAACTGCCAGAGATAACATGCCCCAGTAATTCTAAAGATTGCAGAATTTAGTACATCATCATCAGTTGGATTCGGAACATAAAGAGGGCGTATTTTGGTCTTTCTTAAGTCAAGACCAACAATTGAAGTTCCACGAGGGACAATTACACCACCATAAACACTATTAAACTTATAAAGATCGTTATCTTTTTGAGTTAAGTCGAAAACAGAATCTAATGTTAAATCAAAACTTGCACCTGCAGGTGTGGGCGTTCCTGCACTATTAATATAATACCCTGGACGATTATCAACTACATGATTACCAGGCATCAAGAGAATTGTAGTCTTCTCTGTTTCGTCGTTATTATTTCCCTTAACGTATGAAAATCTTGCAGATTCAATCAGTGCTCTCTGAATTGTTTTAAACGGTCGAGCAAGTGAGTTTCCTTGGTTACTAATACTATCAGTCGAGTCTAAATCTGATGGACTTACATATAATATACGACCCTCAGTGTTCTTAATAATAGAATCTAATTTATTCAGAGGCATTGTATTTCTGCTTCTATGCTATTTCTATAATTTATTTATCTCAGTAAATCTTCTTCTCCATTATAAAAACTTTGTATCTCTTCTGGTAAGTTTTCAGGGTTTAATATCTCAATATCATCAAAGCAAGGATGACAATTTTCTAATATCAAATAATTAGATCCCTTGTAGATATCTTCTACCGAATAATCTTTATTGCTATATGCCTCTTTTACTATTTCTCGGTCATACAAATACCCTACAGGCAAATCATCAAATGTAAATGGAACATCATTTAAGAAGAACATTTTGACTATCACCTTATAGTCATTATACCAACAATTCTTTGTGGTTACTGTATAAGACATAATATTATTCTTTCTTTTTATTTATTTTCATAAAAAAAAGGTTCCCGCACCACCAGGAACCTCATGTTATTCACTCACCAAAGAAAACCCCTATCATATAATCATCATTTCTCGCAGAGTAACTTTACATCTAGTGGGGCTAACTCCTTCCCCTTATTCTTACCACGATAGGTTTCTGTTTGTGCGTGGCAGTTAGGACATAAGATGCGAAGGTTGTTTATGGTATTATTATACCTGTTTCCATCGATATGGTCAAGTTCAATTGGAGTGGGTTCACCATTCCATTCTGTAATACCGCAACCTTCGCATTTGTGTTCCTTAAGTCCTTCAGAAATCAAACGCAACTTAAGTTTGTGAGATTGGTGATAGGAGTTTTCTGTCAAATAATATTCTATTGGTTTTGTTGTATGTGTATGACTTCGACCCTTTAACCAAGATTGTCCATGCATATGTTCCTTTGTTAATCCCAAAGTCTCTGCTTTTCTTTTAGCACAAGCATAGTTTCCACCTGCTTCTACTAAACCAATTTTTCCAAGAACTTGTCTAATAGATCCACTAGTAGTCCATGCTTCTATAAATTCTGCATCAGTATAGTTTTTAGATTGTCTCATTACTTAAAAGGTATACTTAATATTATTTAGTAAAATTTACCTTTTAATACCCGTGATCGGACTCGAACCGATACTGTCGAAATTTTAAGTTTCGTGTCTACTGCCAATTGGACTACACGGGCATAACATTACACTTATCCGTATGCTATGTGGGCATCACACCCAGTATACTGACAGTTTGCAATGGAGTAAGACACAGGACCACCGTGAATATCCAAAGGGAGTTAGTTCCAAACGTGCAGGACAGTGATGATCCTGTTGCTGAGTGGCACCTTTGGTTGGAACGTCTCAAGTTCCTAATGCCCGTTGTCGGTTACGATCCGACCTTCTATCTGTTATGAGCAGATCGCCTTCACCAGAGGGCCAAACGGGCAAGATAGTGTAGATGACAGGATTTGAACCTGCACTACTCTCCGAAGAGGCGTGTTTCCATTACATCACATCTACACTTGGCGTCTTTTTAGGCTATCTGCCTAACGACTACCAATACTCGTGGATGGATTCGAACCATCTCAAAGGCACTAATCGGGTGCAAAGAGTTTATAAAACTCCCCTGACTACCAAGTCTCACGAGCAGATGATGAACTACTGAGCTTCATTATTTTGCTCAGTATGTATTCGTATTAGTTCATCATCGGCAGGCATCATTACTGCTGCCTTACCATCTTCTCTCACAATACCTATGGTTTCACCGTTTTCGACTCTTTCCATAAGATCATCAAAATTGTCTTCCCATTCTTTCAGGGTAAAAACTTCCATTTACACCTCCAGTGGTTCTGCATAAACCAAAGCATCTTCTGGACAAGTATTACGGATGACCTCAAGAATATCCATGAACTGGTCTACAGTATCACAAACAATTTCTTTGGTGTCTCCTTCACTAGAATAGATGTAGAATGTGCGTTTGGTAGGGTCTACAACACATCGTGTGAGAAACTCGTCTTGCATGGTGCTTTGGTTGCTTACCTTGTTATTATAAGGCATTTGCGTGCCGGTGTCAACTGTGCCAGTCGGGGAAGTGGTCAAATATTTCTGATTGTATTAATTGCAGATTCCATTTCAGAATTTCTTTCTTTTAATGCTGCCACTCCTCTTTTTTGTCCATATCTTTCTACTTCAAAATTTTTCTTTTCATTTCTTACAATATTCACTTTTGCTATTTCTGAAGGCAATTGACCTCTGAGTGTTGTAATTTGATTTTGTAATGATACAATTTCATTATTGTAATCAATACAAACACTACCGGTACAGGGTAATCTAAAGCAACTCTCTATGGTTCCATAAAGTGTTCCAAGTCCTGCTTGAGAACTATCATTCTCTGTAAATACTAAAAATGTTCCGACCCCGACATTAGAAGAACTTAATAATGAAGATGTTTGTCCTCCAAATGGATCGAGTCCATCATATGATCCTGATGAAAGATTTTCACTATTAGTTTTTACTGTATCTGGATATACTGTTGTTGCTCCAGCTGTTGTTCCACAACCAACATTAAATGCACTCGTAGCAATAGAAACAATTTGTTGTTGTAGAGAATTGATGCTTGATGCAACTGATATTATTTTATTTTCTATTGGAATTGTAATTTCTGTAAACTCACCGATTGTTTCTTCATATTTTGGCAGCTCTGCCTCAATAAATCCAATTGCAGTTTTATTTGAAGAAACTCTATCATTTAGTTTTTTAATTAATTTATCACTCATCTATTTTTCTCCTTAATTCATCAATTTGATTTTGTTGTTCTTTGATTGCTTCAACTAAAAGTCCAACCACATTTTGATATTGAACTCCTTTATACCCATCAGGATTTTCACCAACAACTTCAGGAATAATTTTTTCAATTTCTTGAGCAATAAATCCTATTTGCTTTTGACCAGTTTCTTTATATTCAAAAGAAACACCTCTCAGTGCTGATACTTTTTCTATCGGATTTGTAATAGTATGTATATTCTTCTTTAATCTCTCGTCAGATGATGGTAATGCCTTTCCTAATGCAAGTTCTGCCTCTAAATTTTTACCATTAATAAAAACATTACCGTTAAGAAAAACCTGACCATTTATAGAGGTAAGTCCGGTAAAATTATTAGTTCCGGTGCAATTTACAGAAACGTTTGTAAGAAGACCACCAAAATTCAAAAGATATGAAAGAGGTGTCGCAATAATATGAGGAGGAAGTGCCTGACTTGGTGTAAGTGGATTGAGTAAAAGATACTTCGTCCCACACATCAAACTTTCACCTAATTGTGCCGAAACACTTTCTGCAATTAATGGACCACTTACAGATACTGTTGACCTAAATCTTGTATCAAGATACTGAAATTTATTAACTCCCTTCTTTGGAAAGGTTGGAAGTCCAAGTAATCTAGTGATGGTGTTGATAATAGTACCGACTGCCATAATTATCCTCCAATAATTGATGCTATAAAGTTTCCGATTCCGAAAGATTCTGTTATAAAATCAGTACCAAGAGGAGTTGGTGCATATGCTCTTGCAGTAAATGATAATACACCAGAAAGATTTCCTGAAAATGTATCTCTATCTATCTTATTTCCCTTTAATACAATTCTACCACTACCAGAAGTTAAGTTTAGATTTCTTCCTGCTTTTATATCGACATCTTCAAGTGCTTCAATCATTATATTTTTGCCTTTAATTTTAACTGTCCCATTTTGCATTGCAGTAATCCATACATCACCACCACCAGTTCCAGTAATACATATATCCACATTACCATCGGAACCTTTTGCTCCACCGGCAATTTCTATTCCTCGATCATTAAGAATTTTGTAAGAACCAGTTTCGTTAAAAGTTTCTAAGTGTTTATCATTATCATCATTAAATGCATATAATTGATATACACTCTTACCATCTACACCATTATCAGGATTATTGACATCAATTCTGAATTTTGGTCCCCAAGTTTCGTATAATCTTGCTTCGTAATTTTTATTATGCGCCATATTATTAACTTATACAATCAATGACTTGAATGACTTCTTCTTGTGATGCTTCTCGTGACGACAAATCATCAATTTTTCCAAGAATTGGTTTGAGAACTGCACCTAAACCGGTTTCAGAATTAATTCTAATACTAACAAGATCCGGAACCTCAACCTTATTTATTATAGATGCAGAAATAATCCTACCATCTTCAATAGTTAAAGAATATTCATTTCCAAAATTATCTGTAGCAGTATCTGTTACCTGATACTCAATACCACTAGAAACTACAACTACATCAACAACTCCATATCCACTATCTCCATTAATCGGGTAATTTTCACCAGAAGATATCAAATAGATAGAAGTAATTTCACCTTCATTATTAATTGTTGATCTTGCTTTTGCACCATATCCAATTCCACATTCATCAGTAATTTCTACAAATGGTGGGAAACGATAACCAGAACCAGCATTTTCTAAAACAACTCCTATAACATTTGCAGTTTTAGTTATATTTTTCCCAATTGAAGTATCATTAATAATTCTTTCTACAGTTGGTCCTAATATAGGAATTGCAGAACCACCGGTTCCTCCACCACCAAATATTTTAATTTGTGCCGAACCACAACTAGTAGGATAAGTTGTAAGACAATTTCCAAAATCTCCCGTCCTACCTTCAATTAAAGAATCTCCATTAAAAATATCAACAACATCAGTAATTCCACCAGTTAATTCTTGAATACTTGTTGGAACTCCTTCGATTGTGTTTATTACATCATTAGCAAGTGCTCCGGCAGTATTGACTACATTGAAAATATTATCAAATGATTGAGTTATATCCATTGCATCTTTTGGACCTTGACCAATAATCCATTCTTTAGTTCCATCACATTTTGTATTGACTTGATTACAATCTAATAATCCTCCAAGACTATTGAAGAATGATATTGCATCCTTTGCGACTGATATAATATCAATTGCTCCACCTAGAAGACCCGAAAGTCCACCAAGAGCACCGGATAATCCGTCTGCTATGCGATCAACAACACTATTTAAAAGTGACCCAACAAACTGATCAACAATACAAGTTACAAATCTATCAATATTTTCTAACATTGAAAAAAGTAATTCACGAATTAAAGTGACCAATCCTTCTAGTAATGCATTTGCAACACATATTAATGCTGCTTCTAATGCACTGATAGGAATAACAAATGCTTCAATTTCTTTTGATGCTACTATATGTGCTGTTGCTGGATCTACAGTCGATACAATTGCAGAATATACAGAAGCATAAAGAGCATTAAGTGCTACAGGAATAATTCCAGGTTTATTATCATCACCAACTAAAAATTGTGTAATTGCTTTCATTATTTCACCGACCAACCAACTTAAAGATGCTTTTATGAATTCTGCAACTTCATCAATTTTATCTTGGTAATCACTTAATTTTCCTTGACCTTCTTGTATAAACTTAATTAAATTCTCTAATGCTTCTTCAATATTTGTAAGAGTTGTATTTTCACAAGTATTTGCAGGAGTAAGTTTCATTCCAATTGAAGCACCACCGGCAGCAGCTCTACCTACTCCCTTTGCTTTTATTTTTGGAAGTTGAACCGGAGTTTCTTGTGCATCAGGTTCATTTGCCTCATTTGCGGTTGATACCTCTTTATCAGGTTTTGGAACTCTCTCAGTATATCCAGTTTTTGTATCGAATCTATTATCTCCAAGTTTTGTATCTTTAGTCCTACCAAACAATCCTAATATAATATTAATTCCTCTTTTACCACCTACCTTATGTCCATAAACAATATCACCCTGACGTATTTTTAAACTTTTTGCATAATTAGATGCACCTGACCCAGCATCATTTGGAATAAGTGCTAATGCATAATCAATTTGAGAATTCTTAATATCTTCTGTACTTGAAGAATAATCATTCATTATAGCAACTTTATATCTCCATCCCCACCCTTGACCAGAAATTTGTTCTTTCTGATCATTAAATTCTACTACTGTACCTATAAAAGGAATGGGAGGTTCTTTACTTAGATTATTAAGTGGCATTATTTTTTATTTTTATTAGTATATATTCCAAATGAATCACGAACAAGAGTCAGAGAAGTAAATGATCTTTGAGGATCAAAATGATGACAAAGATTCAAAATTATATATTTTCCACTCTGATTTAAATCAAAACTACCTAATTCTTTTTGATCTGAAAGTGATTCAAATTCACATACAATAGCATCACCGGCAACTAAATTTGGATTACATGGAACAAGCATATTAAGAACTTGACTCATCAAAATATTATATCTCATTGCCGATTGGGGAAGATAATCTCTTGGATCATTATTAATACCAGTATCAATTCCAGGACTTGAAAATCCAACATCTAATATGCGATGGTGGGTTCTTGAGTAAGAATTATTTGATTCAATTGGACTATAATCAATAGTTTTTCCAAGAGATTTTTTCAACTCATTATTTTTTATTTTATAAATTGATTCAGAAAACTCAAATGTAAGAGGATTGAAAAATATATTTCTAGATTCATAAACACCAGACTTTAGTGCATTAACAAGATTTTGATTCTTATTAATTGAAAATGATATTATTTTATTGTCATTTTGATCATCTTTAACTGATGATTTCATTACTCCATAATATTTGTAGTATGCTTTCGGTTCTTGTATGATTAAACTATCAATAGACTTAAACTTAAATCCGTCCTTTGTTTCATAAAAGAAAAATCCAGGATTTCCTTGAGCAAATGTAGACTTAGATGCAAGATCCAAAATAATATCAAAGGGAGTTTCATTCAGACCTTTAAATGAATATGAATTTCCAGTTTTATCTAAATCTAATTGATTTTTTAATAAACCAAATTTAGATGTTAATATTTTTTCAACACTATTTTTAATATTACCATTATAATCTCCCGATACTGCAATATTATGGTTTGATAAACCTTCCTTAGAAACTAAACTAAGAGCAACTGATTCTCTCTGAGATTCTTGATTTAAATTGAGTGCAGTATTTACAAATAGATTATCTTTAATTACACCTAACTTTGAATTGATTATGAATTGTATTTCTTCACCACCAGTAATTGGTAATGTATTATAAATTGTTCCACTACGATTTTCTTTTTCATTCTTTAGTGCTCCTGCAGTATCAACAAAGATCATTGTTGCAGTAACATTTGGAGACAGCAAACTTTCATAATAATCAAAACTCGTAGTCTTAAATTCAAGACTGACTTCTCTATCACCTTTGATGATAGATAACTTTTCATAGATTGATGATGATGATGCGTTTGCCATTTAAGTTAAATTGGTTGACGTGCATGAATGATTGTTGTTGAACCT